CAACTTATCCTTAATGCCCCCAATGCTTATGCCATTCTTAAGACCATTAGCAGCACTTTTAATATCCCCAACAACACCAGTAATCTTAGTGTAAGCATCCTTGAACGGTTTAGTGATCACATTAACCAAACCACTAATAGCACCTTTAATCTTACCAGGCAAAGCAGTAAACAATGCCTTAATCATATTAATCCTTGCCAATGTAGTTAAGTACCATTTCTGCATTGTACTGATAACAAGTTTAACTACCTTAATAACAGTCCTAATCGGCAAAGTCAAAGCATTCCAAGCTTGACCAAGAGCATCAATCAAAGCCCTAACAAAGTCAAACTTAGCACCACTAGTATTAGTGAAGAAACTTTGCACCCAAGAAACAACCCTTTGTATATACGGTTGCAAAGCAGCCCAAGCATCCTTCATACCCTGAATAAATGATTGAACATCAGGATGATTAATAAAGGCACTCCATAATCTCTGGATACCAGCCCATATTGCATCTAACATACTGCCGATATCTGTCCACCAGCCGAAGTATTTTCCTACTTCATAAACCGCTACAGCCACTGCAGCCAATGCTACAGCAACCCAAGTCAATGGGTTAGCCAATAAAGCCGCTGCAAAAGCCCATGCAGCAGTAGCAGCTGCAGTCAAAGGTGCAAGCAATGTGCCTAATGATGGGATTAAACCTATAGCTATAGCAGTTGAAACACCACTGATCGCCAAACCTAAAGCAGTTACCCCTAATGCAATCTTAGCCCAATCAGGCATTCCCCCGATAGCATCAATCACATCACCGATACCATCTGCAAACTTCAACAAAGCATCAACAATACCAATGATTACAGGTGTTAAAGGCACTAACACTTTCTGCAGTAACTGTCCACCGGCAATGTTTAAGGCACCCATTGCTTCATCTAGGTTTGTGATGTCCTTTGCAGTTTGTTCGTAACCCATATCTTCCATAGCTGCATTGATTGCATCTATCAAACCGGCTTGGTCTTCAAGGTTACCGTTCCAGCCATTATCCTTAAGTGTCTGTTGAGTAATACCGATTTCCTGGAGCCTTTTGAACTGACCGTCTAATGCGTCCCCTACTGCTAGGATTGCATCTTCCTGTGTCCTTCCTTCTTTTACGAAGGTGGATGATAGGACAGTTGTCATCTTTGTCAAATCAGTTAGGCTTTCCTTAGGCAGTTTGAACTTAACAGCCATTTCCTCTGCACTTGCACCTACTGCAGTCATATCTACCTTACGGAAATCCTTCTGCAAACTATCCAAATCCGCTCGGAACTTAGCAGACTCGGAAGCGGACATATTCAATCTTTGGCCGAAATAGTCAAGCTGTGATGCTGCATTCAAACTTTCCTTAGCAGCACTCATCATTCCATTTACAAGGTCATAACCAATCATACCAACAGTCATGCTCAAGGCACCTTTTAACGGGCCAAGTATTTTACCGAAACTAGTTCCGGTTTTGCTTAACTGGGCCATCTTCATCTTAGCCTTATCCACTGCAGTATTGAAACGGCCACTGATAGTGCTGCTTACTTGGTTTATCTTACCTGATAAAGCATTGAAACCAGGAACACGGCCTAGAAGGTTGGTTGATTCGCCTATCTTCTTGATGTTCTTATCAACCTTATCCGCTACAGTGGAAGCCTTGTCTTCTGCCTTGATAATGATGTCTATCAATTGTTGTGTTGGTATAATCTTCACCTCCCATAAAATAATTCTTTTATAAAAAAAATGGGAACACAAAAAAACAAGGAAGTTTTTTCATGTTCCCTTATGATCATATAATTCTTTATCTAACATGTACCTGCCTTGCAGGATAACCATTTCTTGATTACGTGTTAAATCAGATTGCTTATTTGTTAGATGGTACCCGTAGTAATCCAGTATTACCACTGCTCTTCCTTCATTTGTCTTCAGGAAATTTTTTCACATCAGCCTCAGTGGTGGATGCACCGCTTATTTCCATGACTTGTTCGTATATTTCAGTTATTGCATCCTTTTTTAACTGTTTTATCTCTTCCATTTCCCAAGCATCATTTTTTGGATTGTTTATGCTTAGGTATATTGCCTGGTATTGGGCCTTAGCTGTGGCTTCGTTCATCTTTGCCAAGTTCATCTTACCAGATGCCTCGGTTTTGCGGTTGCGGTTGGAAGCCTCGAATGCCCCGTATCCTTCTGCTTCGATAGTGGTTACTTCTGTTACTTCAAGGCTGCTTAATGGTCTGAGGTATAATTCCCCTCCAAGACTCTTTATCCTTACTTTTCTTGGTTCATCTATTCCTTTTAATATATCTGATTTCTTTAGTATTGCCATCACTGTACACTCCCTATAAATTTTTTTTAGTGTTTTTCCAATGATAATTTTTAGAGTAATCAAAAAAATGAAAAAATGTTCTTAATCGTCTTTGGTTTCCAATTCAGGCTGATTGTTAACCAATTTCACATACATGTCAGTGTTTACCTTAGTGGTTCCATCGTTAAGTGTAACCTCTCCAGTACCCAAGGTTTGTAAAGTGAGAGTGGTTTCAATGTCATCTGCACCTGACATATCATATTCCGCTTTAACAGTACACATTGGGAATAGGATCTTACAGGATATGTTAGCGTTTTCACATAATGCAACATTCACTTCTAATGGCATTTGCAATATCTTACAGCTGCTAGGTGCTAATGCATTCACTTCCCCATACTCTGCGTTAAGGATACTTCTTACAGTATCTGATGTGAGTGTGGTTTGGAGTTCAAGGTTTATTTCACGTTTTCCTGCTGGTGCACGTATTTGTGGTGCACGGCTGCCGAAACCGATAGTTGAATCCACATTGTGGTTGTTGTTTCCTTCAAAAGTGAAGCTAGTGCTTACTCCATCTAATGCACTTCCATTGAGTTTCAATGTGATGTCGTAGAACATGATGAAATAATCATTATCCAAATCATCAGGCCTTGTAAATGTCTCACCACTGGAACCTATAATTCCTGCAGCTTCTGTTTTGTATATCCAATCTGCCTCTACACTTAGGCTGTCATCACTGCACTCTAACTTGAGTTGATCTATAATTAATCCGTAGAAGTATTTCTTAAGCATATCGTATACGGCTATTCCACGGAAACTTGGGAGTTCTTTGCCTTCTCCACCGTAGAACTCATGGGTCTTAGGTGCAGATGTAGTTCCTCCTGCAGTGTAAACGTAATTGTCAAGGAACCCAAGGAAGTAATGTCCTAACCTTTGGAGGTCTGCTTCTGCTTGAGTGTTACCGGTAGGTTTGCTTATCCCAGCCCTTGCCCTTTTGTTCATACGGCTTACACCGGACTTGACTACAGGGTCATCGTTGAGTTTGAAGTCAACGGATTCTGCTTCACTCCACCAGTCTGGCTCGAAGTTGGCCTTTGTAACAGTGGTGTCTCCGTAAGTTCCTTCGATTTCTATACCGAAACCTCTGTCAACCATATTAATCATCGTCTCCTATTTCTTCGTTATTTTCGTTATTGTTATTTTCTTCGTTATCGTTATCTTCATTAACCACTGTTTGGCTAATGCTTTCTAATTGCCTACAACAATTCATCCAGTTAACCACATGTACAACATCTAATATTATGCCGGTTACAGGTACCTTTTCGGCTTTTCCTCTTGGAGTTATTTCCCCTACTGGCATATAGGTATTGAATTCTATAGCCTTAATGGTTCTAGTGTATCCTAAGCTTTGTTGAACTGTAAGGTAGTTTTTCAATACAGCAACTGCTACACGTGTTGCTAGGTTTTGGCTTTTTTCCTCTGCAGTTTCAGGGTCTGGATCATACTCAACACATATGAATTCAAAAGGTGAGACTAATGTCATCTGTTGCCTTAAGTCTACTTTGTCTCTTGCTGTTGTTGGATGTTGCACCATCCATACACCAGGAGTTTCTATTCCGTCTTCATTGTTGTATACTGTGATTATTTCCTCTACATCCTCTAATAGGCCATGTTCAATGTTCTCATTAATCAAACATTGTTTTATGGTCTTTGTGACGGATTCCAAACCGGTTATAATGCTAGTCATTTAAGCACCTCCTGTATTGATTGTATGAGGAATTGGTCCAATCTGCCTTTAGTGGCATTGACACTTCTGTCAACGAACTTCTTAGGCCTGATACCCCCTTCATCCTTGGTTTTAGGTTTTCTGCCTAAAGGCCCGTAACTGTAAGTACCTTGGTCTTGGAAGATAGCATACTTAGCGGGGCTTCTTATATCTACCATACTGTCAGTTTCCTTATACTTAAACCATCCTTTCAAGTAACCAGTATCTACTGGGGAGTTTACTTGTAACTGGTCAATCATATATTGAGCAGTTTTATTTAATGCCCGTCTTTGAACTTCTGGCAAGGCAGGGCCTAATTCTTGGTACTGTGACATATCTAAGTCAACATCAACCCTCATTCAAGGTCCTCTCCAGTAACTGCGAAAACAATTACCTTGTCTGCTTTTCCACTGGTTTTTGCTTTCACAAATGGTTCCAAATCATCCTTCAAGTCCTGACTAAAGATTTCACTAGACAATATTTGAACTGTCCAATCGTTAGGCTGTGTCACTGGAGTATCACGTCTTGCTATTGCCAATGCAACCATGTTAGCAGTTAACCTAAGACAAACATTCTTAACTGCATAAGGAACATCATTATCCCCGCAGCCTATGTAATTGTTGGTGTATGATTTAATCAAATCTTGGCTTTGTGTAATCCAATCTGTAACAATACTATTGAATGTGGTTGTGTCTTCCGGTGATAATTTTAAGTGTTTAGGTTTCAAACCGGTAAAATGAGTTACATTATCTATACTAATCCACATATTAATACTCCATTATAAAAAAAAATTTTAGGATGACGTTTAAGTGTCATCCGCTTCTGCTGTTAAACTTATGCTCAAGGTATCATCTTCAGTTACAGTCACATTGGAAGCATGAGTATAATCCTCGTATCCTTCACATGCTGCAGTAACTACATATGTTCCTGCTACAGGCTTGACAGTACATCCTCCAGCAGTTCCACTTGCACCACTAGTATAAACAATGGTGTTGTCTGTGGAATCTGTGAAGGTAACCACTGCACCTTGAACTGGATCAGTACCATCATCTATACTACAGGTAATGGTGTAGATGGTCTTAGCTAATGTAATGTCAAATTCCTCATCCTTGGTAACTGTAAAGGTTTTGGTTTGAGTTACATAATGGGTTTTGCTGATTGTAGCAGTATAGGTGTCTGGGTCTTGTTCGTAATCGTCAAGTGTGAAGGTAGCCTCACCGTCACTGTCTGTAGTTTCTGAAGATTCACCAATAGTTACAGTTGCACCGCTTATTGGGTTTTCCCCATCGGAGACTACAAAAGTAATGTCCCTCTGGTTATTAGGGTTTTGCGATGTTGTACAATGCAACTACACCGACATTAGGGTTTTCGAAACCTTGGTCGGATTCAGCACTGAATACGTAATCGGTTTTTCTTAATTTAGGTTGTCTGTCAGGTTCGATACCGACTTCATGGAAAATACCGTATACCATGTTGTTAGGATCCATTAACATAGCAACTTTACCCCAACCATTGGAAGCATGAGAACCTTCGGAATCGTTTAATACTGGTGCTTCTACAACAGGGATTCCTTTGTAAGGTCTTGCAATGTTTTTACCGGTAGCTTCGTCACCTACTACAGTAGCTCTTTGGCCTACTTCATCAATGTAAGCATCAAACAATTCACTACCTACATAGAATCTGAGATTGGTTCTGTTTTTGAGGTAGTTTTTAGGGTATTTTGCTAACATTTTCTTGAATACTGCGGAAGGTCCGTCAGTGGAACCGTCGAAGTCTTTGTTAGTGCTGTAACCGTAAAGTTTGTTACTACATTTTTTAATCCATCCGTCTTGGGATTTGAGTAAAGTACCGATGTTTGCTTTGGTGGTGTCACCGAATACTGCTAATGCTTCCCAGTCTTCTCCCCATTTTGCGGATGCCATACTTACAAGAGTGGAAGTGAAACCTTCTTTCTCAATGTTTCTTCTTAAAGCGTTGTCGGTAATTCCTACCATACCTACAAATTCTTTAGCGGTTAATTGAACTTGGTTGAAAGCAGGGTTTACACCGGTAGGTGCGTTTGCTTCGGTTGCAACTTCCATGATCCTGTTGCTGAAACCGGTTCTGTCAATGTTTACAACTTGTGCATCCATTACGATTCTTCTTGCTTCAGACAAGATGGTTTGGTCTCTGGTTGCTTCTTGTACGAATTGGTTAAAGTATTGTGGTTGCAATACACTGTAGCTTAAATCAGATACAGTGATGGATTTGATACTTTCTTGTGGGTTCTCAATCATTTCGTTCAACATCTCATTATTATCCATGTATAAAACACTCCTTCAAAATAAATTTTATTAAAATTATCTTCTTATAACACGGCCGTAAAGGTCACGGTTATCGTCTTCGTAAAGGTTCTTAACAGCTCTTTTTTCAGTGTTGAAGTGTGCTGGTATGCCTTTACTTCTTGATTTGTTAGCAGTTTTGAGTTTAGCTTCTAATACTTCAATCTTTTTCTCAAGTTCTGCTATCTGCAAGTCTTTTTTGCGTATTTCGTCTAAGTCTTCATCGTCTACTTTAGAGGTTTCTTCTTCCTCTTCTTCCTCTTCCTCTTCGGGTTCGGATTTCACTGCTTCGTCTTCGGTTGCAGGTTGCATCAAAGTTTGTACTGCTTCAAGGATCTCTTCCTTGGTTTGTTGTAATTCATCAGCAGTAACAAATTTAACAGCTTCCTCTGCTTCCTCTGATTCAGTAGCTACTACTTCTTCTTCAACGATGTCTTCTTCAGTTTTTTCTTCGTCTACTTCTTCAATAATTTCTTCTTCTTGAACTTCAGTAGCAGGCTCTGCTTCTTCTTCAATAGCTTCAGCTTCTGGTTCGGATTTGATTGAAGCATCTTCTTCTACAGTTTCAGCAACAACAGTTTCTTCTTGTATTGGTTCTGGTGCTGCTTCATCAACAGTAATATCTTCTTCAGCTTTGAAGTTTTTTACAGCTTCTTCGATTTTGTCGAAGAAACCTTGTAACCTGCTCTTAGTAGCTTCATCGTTCATCATACCATCTCCAATAATTTGGAAAAATTTAGCTTTTGGAACTGCAGGGTCTTTGACAATGCTAACAGTCTTTGCTTCCCAGTTCTTACCAAGGTCTCGGATAAGGACTCTGCTTTTGACTGTTGTTCTTGCAGCTGTAAGACTTAAACCAGTTGCTTCGCCAGTAACGATACGTTCCCACTCCCTATCATCAGTCACTTCAATCCCAAGTATCCATGTACCTTTAGGCAAGTTCATATCCTTCCCTTCATGGATTGATTTAACAGTGATTGGTTCTCTTAGTATTGTAGATTCCACGGGAGTGCCGACATTGATACATTCATTGGTTAATGCACATACATGTTCTGGATCTATAATCCTGTAATCTGACATGAATTTATGTGCTGCGTATTGTATCTCTGATTCAGTTAGTATTTCACCGTCATAGTCTGGCTCTCCTGGTATTGCTACTGCAGAGTATACTAGTTTTGTAGTCATAAAAATCAGTTATAATTTTATGGGTAGAGAGGTTGAGCATAAAAAAAGTAGTATATTAGTTTTTGGTGTGCGTTTTATATGGCAGTTTTTTTTAACATTTTTTAGGATGATATTATGAAAACTTTTCTTTTTTTGGAGGAATTGCAAATCTTACTTATTTATAGAATGTTATGTATTGCTTATTTGCTTACGATGTGAGTTTTAGATGTCAAAAAAGAATACTTTTTTTATGCTCTCTCTAATATATAAGGTCGACAAATAGAAAATCCCTACTCATAGGAT